GAAACTTCGGACCCAGTTCATTCTCTCTCTCAAAAGAGAGAGAGAGAATGAACAGGAACTCACGCACTAGGCGCAGTCCACACGCAGTAACCACACTTCCACGCATGGGCCAACTTCCCCGGAGGAATGGACATCTCGCCCTCCCCGTAAGAATCACCCATCGCAGGAGTGAACACACGCCCACACCCACCATCATGCGTTGCACAACGCAAGGACCGGGCCTTGCCGTACCACTCGCGCGGGTCAACCACCACACGCGGGAAACGCTCTTCGATGCTCTCACCCATACGCCTACCTCCATGTATGCGTCAGTCTGGCTCTTCAGCGCAGGGGGACTAGTCCCTACGGACGCCCCCGCCCCATGTGGGCGGAGGCGTTTCGCCTACACGCTTGTGCTAGGCGGCCAGACCCAGCGCCTCGTGCTTGCGGACGATCTGGGCGTGGACACCGGCCCACGTTGCCGGGGTCATGGCCGTGGCCTGTCGCAGGAACGCGAGCGCCTTGGCCTCGTCGTCCGCCTTCGTGGCTGCGGCCAACTTGCCGTTGATGCTCCGCATCAGTTTCTGGTTGGCAGCCTTGCGCTCCGCCTTGGTGCGAGTGTCCGCCTTGGCAGCCTTCGCAGGAGCCTTCTTCGTGGCCTTCTTCGGAGCCTTCGGCTCTGCGGGGGTGTCCGGGGTCGCCAGCGCCTTCACGGCTTCGATCACCGCTGCGGTGACGATGGCGGACAGGGCTTCGGTGGTGATGGTGGTGTTCAAGTTGATCTCCTTCAACTCGTCGGTTGGGGGGTTTTCCCCCTCACTAGTGAGGGGGGAAAACCACCCCAAAAATCCAGCCAGCCAGCCCCCTACCCCTTCGGGGTAAATGTTGGGTTGCGGTCCTCTCGTGCCTGCCCGGTTCCCTGCGCATTATGCGGGCGGAACTGCGCGCGCGTGCGAGGCAAATCGGCTGGTGGGCTGGGATTTCCATAGAAATCCCCCTGCGCGCGCACCTTGGACCGTCGGACCCCGTGCGGGCACCCCCCTTCGGGGGGTGGGGGTCGCCTTTACTTATATGTATAGATAAGGATTCCCGGTGCGCTTCTACATATACCTTCGCCGCTGTATGCGTCGTGCGGTACGTAGTGGTACTTAGTATCGTCCCCGTCGGCTGGGGGCCGTCGGGGACGGTACTTAGTACCCCCCCTGTTCTTATGTGCTGAATGTCCCGGCTTTCAGGCAACATTTCTCATGCTTTCTAGCGATAGCGAGAATCTTCACCGCAGATACCAAGAGATGCCCGAATGGGACAGTAGAGTCTTTAGGTGAGCACACTAAGGAGGCGCATACATGCCGCAAAACGGAGGCGGGCGAGGCTGGCAATGGGACGAGGAAGCAGGAGAGCAAGTCATGCCGCGCAAGTGGCAGGGCTTTCTTGACTGGCTTCTGAAAGGCCCAGAGCGCGACCCACGAACGCAACGGGAGTGGGCAGCCGAGAACGACATACACGAAGATTCGCTACGGCGAATCAAACGCGACCACCGGTTCATCAAGGAATGGGATCGTCGCGCAGCGGAACTGAACATCAACCCGGAACGGGTTCAGAGCGTGATAGATGCGCTCTGGCAGCGCGCGAGCGATGGCGATGTGAAGGCTGCTTCGTTGTATCTTCAGTACATTGAGAAGTTCACGCCACGGCGCAAGGTGGTTGTTGACGATGAGCGGGACGTTGCGGCCTTTAGTGATGAAGAGTTGGCCTCTGCTTTGGAGGCTGAAGTGCGACATTTGAGGATGGTGGAAAGTGCCTAAGGTTGGGAAGAAGCATTATTCGTATACCCCTAAGGGCAGGGCCGCTGCCAAGGCCGCTGCGAAGCGGTCTGGTAAGAAGGTTACTCATGCTAAGAAGCGTAAGTAATGCCGGGGCATGTCTTGTACGAGGGGAAGTGGGTTCCATATTGTGTGCGTGAGGAGGCGCTTGGGGAGCGCCCTGTGTTGGATCCGTTTTCCGATGAGGAACCTTTGGAGTGCGGTTTGGAAGACCCGGAAGTCTGCGAGTCGTGTCAATGAGGCATTGGCTGGTGTGCGGGACGGTCGTCGCCCTGTCTGCGTTTATAGCGTTTCTGGTTTGGGGATTGGGCCGGACGTTACAGTCGTTGTTCGATTAGATGAGTCGTCTGAGTGAACTTCGGCAGGAGGCCGAGTGGCGCAGGTGTGTTCGGGATGAGTCCTATTTTTTGCGCAAGTATTGGCATATAGCGCATCCTGCGCATGGGCGGATTCTGTTTGATTTGCGTGCGGCGCAGTCTGAGGCTTTGCGGCGTTGGGCGGATTGCCGTTATTCGTTGACTTTGAAGGCCCGTCAGATTGGGTGGACGACTTTGATTGCCGCCCACCAGTTTTGGTTGGCGTTCTTCAGGGACGATCAGAACATTATTGATTTGTCGCGTACAGAGCGGGAGGCGGTGCTGCTGTTACGCAAGACGAAGTATGGACACAAGTATTTACCGGATTGGATGTTGGAACGTGGCCCGAAGTCGATGGTCGATCATCAGCAGAGGATGGTTTTTAGCAATGGAAGTCAGGTTACTTCGATGCCTTCGGCATCCGATCCTGCGCGTGGCGAGTCAGCATCGCTCGTTGTGGTTGACGAATGGGCGTTCCTTCCGAACCCGGAGGAAGCATGGGCTTCGATAGAGCCGGTCGCTGATGTTGGAGGTCGAATCATTGGCCTTAGCACGGCGAATGGAAGTGGAAACTTCTTTCACCACCTATGGACGGGCGCCTCTACGGGGAACAACAAGTTCGATCCGATGTTTTTTCCGTGGTCTGCGTCGGAGGATCGGGATGAGTCGTGGTATGAGAGCAAGCGGCAGTCGATGTTGCCGTGGCAGTTGGCTCAGGAGTATCCGACGAGTCCTGAAGAGGCGTTCGTAAGGTCAGGTAATCCTGTCTTTGACCTAGATATTTTGGATTCTATGGCTGTGTATTTGCGGCGCGGGAAGACGGGGTATCTTCACGAACTTCAAAAGAACGTTTTGGAGTTCAGGTGTTGACGGTTTGGGAGTCTCCTGAGCGTTGGTCGGGCTATGTGCTGGGTGTCGATACTGCCGAGGGTCTAGGGCATGGCGATTATTCGTGTGTTCAGGTGATTGATGTGAAGGCTGGGGAGCAGGTTGCGATTTGGCATGGGCGTATTCCGCCCGATGAGTTGGCATATGAGGTGTACAACATTGGGATCTGGTATGGAAACGCTTTGTGTTGCGTGGAGTCGAATAACCACGGCCTTACGACGATTACGCAACTACGCCAGTTGGGCTATCCAAACCTTTATCGAAAGCGGTCGTTGAATAGCGAAACAAATCGGATGTCTCAGGAGTACGGGTGGAAGACGACGCGTACGTCGAAGCCGTTGATGATTGACGATTTGGGTATGGCGTTGAAGAACGACGAGTTGATTTTGAGGTGTAAGGACACGGTGGGGGAGTTGCGGACGTTTGTTCGTAATGAACGCGGTCAAATGTCGGGTTCACCGTTCGATGATCGGGTGATGGCGTTGGCGTTGGCGAATCAAATGCGCAAGTTCGCCTATATTCCCGAGTATGTTCAAGAAGTTGATGACACTTGGACGTTCAACTGGTGGCGTCGGCAGGTTCCGTCTGGGGTGCCGGAGGCCGATACGATCGGTCTTCACTCCGTACGTGGGACACCTTGAGTCTATATTTAGGACATAACTAGAACAGGAGCGTCCTTTTATGAGTAAGCCCAACAAGTACAACGCTTCGGGTATGGGTGCCAATCCGGTGCTGAACTCCAAGCAGTTGTATAACGGTCCCGCCCGTCCGGGCGGTTCGCAACACGCGCGGGTCGGCCAAGGAGCCGACAACGCGATTCCCGGCGACAAGGGAGCCGGTGTGAGGCCGCGTGTTACGCCTATGAACCAGCATGGGATTCACGGTTCGGTGGAGCCTTCGGCCAAGCAGCCTAAGAGCGCCAACCACCCGACTTGATCCTTCCTCCCGACGCGGGGTACGAAGAGTTCTGCGATTACGTCATCGGCCTCAAGGGGCCGAAAACGGACGAAGAGTTGCGGGATCTCTGGGAGTACCGTCACAAGTTGCTTGGTATCCGCATTGATACCGGGCGCGGCTATCGCGCCCAGTTGCCTGCGGATGAGCAGCACATGACTTTGCGCGAACGGGAACACAAGGTTATCGCTGAAGCGACGGCGGCTGGCCGCACGATTGAGAGGGCACCGGCCTGATGGCGAAAGAAACCAAGGCAGACAAATACGCCAAGGTCAAAGAACGTATCCAACTAACGCAGAACTGGCGTGTCGATGAAGGATACGACGCCATGTGGCGTCGCATGATCGACATGTACCGGGGAAAGACCTATTTCGGTAACCCCGGCGGTGCGGTTGGAAATGTTTCCTATGACCGCGTTTCTGTCAACCTTGCGTTTTCTACGATCAATGTGATCGCTCCGTCCGTTGCCGTCAACCATCCACAGATCACGGTTACTGCGAATAAGGAAGGCGACGAAGATCGGGCCGTATTCGTAGAAGCGGTTATCAACTATTTGTGGAGACACCACGACTATCGGAAGCCTTTCCGCAGGGCGGTAAAGGACTTCCTCATTCTGGGGCATGGCTGGCTCAAGGTGGGTTGGCGGTTCGTTGAAGAGGAACGCGCTGTCTCAGCGGATGAGCGAGACTTGGAACTCGCTACTGCCGCGATGGAGGTACAGGACTTTGCCTATGAGAACCCGGCGATGGCCGGAGAACTGCCCACCGACGACGACCTTGTTGCCGCTGTTCCCAATACCCGAATGGAAATCGTGGAGGATCAGGCTTTCGTTGAGCGGATTTCCCCGTTCGACATGCTGGTGGATCCTGAGGCGACTTGCCTTGATGACGCCAAATGGATCGTTCAGCGGATTGTTCGCCCGCTGGAAGAGGTGCGGAAGGACAAGCGATTCAAGTCGAAGGTTCGACAGGCGCTGACGGCGGATGCCGGGGTGCGGTACCGGTGGGATAACGACACAGAACGGGAACAGTACGCCGATCTGGTGGAACGGGTCAGCCTGTACGAATACTACGACCTGAAGAATGGCACGCTCGCTGTATGCGCAACGTCTGGCGACGACTATCTGCTGGATCCCACGCCGATGCCTTACGCATTTGGGCATCCGTTCGTGATGTTGCGCAACTACGACGTTCCCGACACGTTTTATCCGATCGGTGATTTGTCGCAGATCGAATCGCTACAGGAAGAACTAAATAAGACGCGGACGCAGATGGTCAACCATCGGAAGCGTTACGCCCGCAAGTATCTGTACCATGAGCGGTCGTTCGGACCTGAGGGCCGTGAGGCTTTGGAATCCGACGAAGATGGCCGGTTCGTACCTGTCGTGGACGAGAACCGGGATTTGGGCGGCGTTGTCATGCCGTTGCCGCAGGTGCCGTTGGCACCGGAGATTTACCAACAGTCCAGCATCATTGAGGCAGACATCAACACGGTGTCGGGTGTGTCCGAGTATGCGCGAGGCCAGATGCCGGAAACGCGCCGTACCGCTACGGAGGCATCGATTATCGCTGACGCTGGCAACGCCCGCGCCAGCGACAAGTTGGCAACTGTTGAGTTGGTAATCAGCGAGGTGGCCCGCATGGTGATGGCCCTCGTTCAGCAGTACATGACTGACGCCCAGATGGTTCGTGTCACCGGCAAGGACGAACAAGAATATTTCGTCGCTTACGAGCGGGACGACATCGTGGGCGAATACGACTTTTCGGTGGAGGGCGGTTCCACGCAGCCTCTCAACGAGACAGCCCGTCGGCAGCAGGCTATTTCGTTGATGAACGCTATGGCGCCGCTGATCGGCGTTGTTGTCGATCCGGCGGAACTGGCGAAGTATGTGCTTCAGTTCGGTTTCGGGATCACCGATGGCGACAAGTTCTTGATTCAGCAGCAGCCGATGGGGCCGGACCCCGCTGCTATGGGGGGCGCTCCGCCTCCGAACCCGATGGCAACCGGCGGCGTGGGTCCGGGTCCGGTGCCAGAGCAGGTCTTTGAGGCAACGGGTGGGGTGCCTCCTGAACTGTTGGCGCAACTCCAAAACCAAATGGGGTTAGAGTTGCCCAACATGTAATGGGACAGACCGATGTCCCTTATAGGAACAACCGAAAGGATTCCGAATGATTGAAGCGGCCCCAACAAGCGACAAGTACAGCGTCAAGATTGACGGCGAAGTACATGAAGTCACATTGGAAGAACTTCAGAATGGCTACCAGCGACAGTCGGATTACACCCGTAAGACGCAGGAGTTGGCAGCCGAACGCGAGAGATTGGCTCAAGGAGAGGCAATCGTCCAAGCATTAGAAGCGAACCCGCAGGAAGCAGTTTCGGCCTTGGCTGATGCTTTCGGGGTTGCGTCGGGTACCCAGATGAATAACCAGCAAGAGTTGGAAGAGGATTTGGACCCGGAAGAAGTTCGCTTGCGGCGACTGGAATCTTCCATTGAGGAACATAATCGCGCACTTAGACAGCAGACGATGACGAACGAAGTAGAGGGTCTGCGGGAGAAGTTTGAAGCAGACATTGACGAACGGGAACTTTACGCTCACGCTCTGAAACACAACATCGGCAATCTTGAGGCCGCGTACGCTCACATGACCTACGGGGATTTGAAAGAACGCGTCACAAACGCCGACATTGTGGATGAGAAGCGTGCGGCAAGTGTGGTCGAATCGACCGCAGGAAGTCCTGAATCGGTAGTGTCCAGCAATGTTTCTACCGCCGTGAACTCTCTTCGGGATGCTTTCGCTCTGGCGCAAAGAGAAATATCAGACAACTAACCAAGGAGACTAGATCATGGCTGCTGGTAACAGCGACTTCGATCAGATTCTCAGCACAACGCTGAAGAACTATGTCCCCAAGTTGGCGGATAACGTCTTTACCGCGCGACCGCTGTTTTATGCGCTGACCAATGGACAGACCATTCGGCGCATCAGCGGTGGTGCGAAGATTGTTGTTCCGATCATCTACGGGACCAACAGCACCGCTGCCTCTTACGAGGGTTCGGACACTATTTCCACGACTGCTCAGACCGGTATTTCGGCTGCTGAGTACGACTGGAAGCAGTACGCCGCAACCGTCACCATCACCGGTATCGAAGAGGCTAAGAACAACGGTGAGGCCGAGATCATTGACTTGCTGGAAGGCAAGGTCATGCAGGCCGAGGAAACCATTATCCAGAACATGAACAGCATGTTTTGGTCGAACGGCGCTGGAAACGGTGGCAAGGACTGGCTGGGCCTCAACGCTCTGGTCGGTACCGGCAACGATTCCGGTAGCGCCATTGGCGGCATTGACGCCACCGATTCCGACAACTCTTGGTGGAGGTCAACTCTCACCAATCAGGGTGGCGCTTTGACCATCGTGGCTATGGCGACGATGTACAACAGCGTGTCGGTCGGTAACGATCAGCCGACCATCATCATCACGGATCAGGACGAGTACGAAAAGTACGAGTCGCTGCTCCAGCCACAGTTGCGGTACACCGACGCCAATGTTGCGGACGCGGGTTTCCAGAACCTGCTCTTCAAGGGCGCTCCGGTGACGTTCGACAGCCACACGGACTTGGACGGGAAGATGTTCTTCCTCAACACCAAGTACCTGCGCCTCGTCGCTCACACCGAGACTTGGTTCCAGACGACGCCGTTCGTGCGTCCAACCAATCAGGATGCGCGTTACGCGCAGATCCTCTGCTACGGTAACCTGACCACGAGCAACCGCTCGCGGCAGGGAATGCTGTACGGTCTGACTGACTAAGACCGGGAGCGAACCTTGTCCAGAGAAATCGCCCTCGTATACGGCAAAAATGCCGAACCGGCGGGGTCACGCGGCTCAGCACCATCCCATTACGCTCCGGGTTCACGCGCCGGGGCGCGAATGGTGCCGGGAGTGACCGACGCCTTGGGGGAACCTCCCGTTTCTCTGGACGGGTTCTGCTCCGCTACGACCCGCCACGGGGCGCCCTGTAAAGCGCGCCCCGTGGCCGGGTCAACCCTCTGTATCGGCCACACAAGGCAGCAGGAGGCGAAGTCGTGACCGCAATGACTATTGCGGAAATGCGGACGCAGGTGCGTTCCGTTGTTGATATTGACGCAACCGATATTTCCGACACGGTTTTGAACAACATGATCGGTCAGGGATTCGACACGATCGTATTCAGCGAGAAGCGGTGGCCGTTCTACGAGGTAGCGACCACCTTCAATACTTCCGCTTCGACAAAGGACTACACGCTTGCGACTGTAGGCGCCTCCGTAACGCAGGGGTTGCGTGAGATCGTTGCCATGCGCACCGACGATCACGTACTCCAGTACGTCGGCTCGGACGATGCCGACTGGAACTATCCGTTGGATGTTGCTTCGTCGGGAGAGCCGTGGGAATGGAGTTATTGGAACGACACGGTGCGTTTCTATCCGACCCCGGACACGACCTATACGGTCAACGTGCGTGCGTTGCGTAACGCGACTTCTTTCGGAGTGGGTACTTCCGATGGCACGCAACCGGATTTGCCTGCGGCGTTTCATCCGGTCCTTGTGACCTATGCGACCGCTAAAGCGTATCTCCAGCAGGAAGATCCGGTTATGGCAAACCAGTATCAGTCGCAGTTCGTTCAGGACTTGGATAATGTGGCGCGCCGTTACGCCGATGTTCCTGCGCCTCAACCGATGATTGCCAACAGCAGACGGCCCACACGGTATCTAGCGGGGTTTGGAAGGCTGCGCTACGCCAATACCGGTGGCGTAATCTGGTAGCGGGCGATGGCCCGCCAGTTTAAACTTGAGGTTCTTGAGGCTTTCACCGGGGGTCTGAACCTTAGAAGCGATCAGTTCAATCTGGAAGAGAACGAATCGCCGGACCTCCTGAATGTTGTTGTTGACCCGCGCGGAGGCGTCCGCCAACGCGACGGTGTAGATCGCTTGAACCCGACCGCGCTTGGTGCAGACATAAAGGGCATTTGGGGACTACACACCGATAGCGGCACCAATCAGATAATGGTGAACTATGGGACTGCCGTGGCCTATGCGACCACGGCTAACTTCACCAATGTTTCTGGCATCACGGCGCGCACCAACGGTACGCGCGTGTACGGAATGACAATGAATAATGTCGCTTACGGGGTGTCGGGCGACGTTGTTTCATTCAGATGGGATGGTTCTTCAGGCGCCGATCTAGGAACAACGCTGAATGGGTCCGCCGGGAACTTTCCAATAGCGCAGTATCTGGCGTTCTGGAACAACTTCGCATGGACCGCCAGCACGGTCGAATCGGGCACGAACTACAAGTACCGGGTTCGTTGGAGCAACGCCAACGACCCCGAAAAGTGGACCGCAGCCGATTACGTGGACATCGACAAGGGAGAGCACGGCGATTACATCACCGGCCTAGTCCCCGCCGGGGACAAGTTGCTGGTGTTCAAGTCGAACAGTGTCCATGCGATCTATGGTTGGGATTCAGATTCCTTCCAAGTCGTGAACCTAACCAACAACGTCGGCTCTATCCCGTTGTCTTCCCCGGTCGCCACCACATACGGAACATTCTTCTGGTCTTCGACAAACGGCATCTACCTCTTCGACGGTCAAAACTTCGTTTGGCTCTTTGCCAAACTCCAACCAGCGATCGATGACGGGCGCATCACATTTACCAACCCTCCGCAGTTGGCTTGGGGACACAACAAGTTATTCGTATCAGTTGATTGGACTGAAGACGGCACCACCACTAGACGTACGTTGCTGTATGACCCAACCGTGGGCGAAGGCGGCGCTTGGGTCACAACTGACATCGACGCTGGCCCGCTGTACGCGTATCGTCCTCCCAACGCTACCCCATCCGTTTACGGCGGGTGTGTAGCAAATACCGGAGTATTGGTAAATATGGAGGATGACCAGAATCGCAATAGCGACCGTTACGCTAGCAGCGCTGAAACCCATATCACCTCCTATTTCGTTACCCGTTGGGTCGCTGGCCGTGATCCAATCGTGAAAAAGCGTTGGGGGCGCCCCAGAGTCGTGCTGTCCTCTGAATCGACAATCACCCTACCGGTCCAGATTTACAAAGATTACGACAAGTCGGAGCAAACCAACTCCTTCAGTCTTTCCGTTGAGGGGAAGGTTTCCACATCCCTTTGGAATACGGCCAAATGGGATGACGCCGACACGGATTCGTCCTATTACGCTGCGTGGGATGCGATTGCCGCCGATTTGACTGCTTCGGTGCTAAATCTGCCCACACTTGGGACAGGAAGAAGTATTAGTATGAAGGTCAATGGTCCGTCTACGAACCATCATTGGGAAGTAAACGCTTTGGCCTTCACGTATACGCCAAGGAGACTCCGGTAAATGGCAACGCTGGCAGTTACGAATACGTTCTCCGCTGGGACGACCATCGTCGCAGCGGATATGAACGAGAACTTTGACGACGTTGAAGCGTTTATCAACAGCACGCCGGGTGTCGTACAGAAGGACATTGTTGATGCCAAGGGAGACATCATCGCCGCGACTGCTGCTGACGCAGTTGCGCGGGTGGCTGTGGGGGCCAATACGACCATGTTGGTGGCAGATTCTTCAGCCAGCGCGGGGGTCGCTTGGGCCTCTGCTGCTACGGCACCAGCGTTCCATTCAGATAACAACATAGTGGGCAATCAAGTTTTCTCATAGAGGAAAGGCATAATGGCAACGTATTCAAAGGTTCTGCTGTCTGGCGGTACAACAGGCATGAACATCAAGGTAGCCGCCACATCATCGGCGGGTACCACGATTCATACCGCTACCAGCGGTACGTCCAATATGGACGAAATCTGGTTGTACGCCTGTAACACGGATTCGACTGACCGCAAACTCACCATTGAATATGGTGCGACCAGCGATGACCAGCGCCTCACCGAAATAACGATTGGTGCTGAGGCTGGTTGGGTGCTGGTATGTCCGGGGCTGTTGCTACAGAACAGTTTGGTTGTGAAGGCGTTCGCTGCGACGGCGAACGTCATCAACATCAACGGTTACGTCAACCGTATTACTGCCTGATAAATGTTTCGTCAGGACCGCACCAACCCGTCCACCGCCATTTCCAACTGGAAAGGGCGGAAGGATACTGCTAAGGGATGGCCGTCTACGGCTGTCTCTACTTGGCTGAACGGTGGCTTGTTCGGGGCTGACCCGTTGGTGGCTACTGGTGGGATTATCTCCCAGTACACCGATTCTGGTACGACGTATCGGGTCCATACCTTTAGAGGTGATGGTAAGTTCGTCGTGGCTAGCGGTTCGGCCAATGTGGATTGGCTGCTCGTCGGGGGCGGTGGCGGTACAGGCGTCGGTGGTGGTGGCGCAGGCGGTGTCCTTGGTTCCCTAGCGGGAGCAAGCGGGGCTACGACAGCATCGGGTAAATACTCCGTAAGCGCGGGTACCTACACGATTGTTGTCGGTACTGGTGGCGCTGCGGGCAACTCATCTGGCTCAGGTAACGCCGACGGTAATGATTCGACGGCCTTTGGTTACACCGCTGACGGTGGGGGTAAGGGCGGCGAGGGTGCTGGCGGTACCGGCGGTTCGGGTGGTGGTGGCTTCCCCGGCTCGGCGGCAGGCTCAGGAGTGTCGGGCGAAGGCTACGACGGGGAGGCTGGCGGTTCTGGCGGGGGCGGTGGCGGTGGCAACGCTGAAGCAGGCGGCACCGACTCTACGGGACAGGGTGGCGACGGTGCCCTCCATTGGGGGATCACGGCGACCGCTGTCGGCTATGGAGGCGGTGGTGGAGCGGGCGACTACAACACGGGGGTCAAGAAGGTCGGCGGGACTTACGGTGGCGGGGACGGTGGCAACAACGCCGACGACGCTCAGGCCGGTGTCCCGAACACGGGCGGTGGAGCAGGAGGCCGCGATACAACAGGCGTTGCCTATGCGGGCCGTCAGGGTGGCGCAGGCATCTTCCTCGTCCGATACGAGGTGGCTGCGTAATGGCACTCCCCGCTTACATCGACGAATCCACGGGTGCGATCACCGACGGTGAGGCGTGGGTCGCTTTGGCGACGGCCACGCCCAGCGGTGCGAACGTGTCGTTTACTTCAACCGATGACGGTCAGGTTGGCGACTGGTCGCAGTACCTTGATCTCGTCGTGATCGGCTACGCACGCTCAGGAGTGTCGGGGACTGGCACCACAGGCGTGTACCTTCGGCTGAACAACGATACGGGCAGCAACTATGCGTGGCAGCAGTTGGCGAGCGACGGGACGGGTACGCCGTCTGCCGACAATCAGACAGCGATCAGTTACATCCGCTTTGGAATGGCCCCGCAGGTGTCAGCGACCGCCAACATTTTCGGCTCGTATGTGATCGACTTCTCTGACATCAACTCGGGCAAATACAAGTCTGTGCTTTGCCAAGGGGCGTGCGACATGAACGGGTCAGGCAACGCCAACGTGTTCGGTTCGGTCTGGAAGAACCAAGACCCGATCATTGAGATCGACCTGATTGACGACACAGGGTTTGTCGCTGGCTCCCGCTTCGACCTGTTCGGCATCCTGCCAAGGATGGTCGCCTGATGGCTGTGATAGAAGCAATCGCCACAACGTATCTGGAGGCTGACGCTGCGTCGGTGACGTTCTCGTCGCTCGGTTCCTACGAGCATCTTCAACTGCGGTTCTCGCTGAGGACGCTGCGAACCTCTGATCTGGAGACAATCGGGATTCGTTTCAACAGCGACACGGGCAACAACTACGCCACGCCGAGGGTGTACGGTACAGCGAGTTCTGCTGCTGCTGGAGCCGAAGCGTCTACGAGTCGCGTCTACGGCGCTGGACAAATGCCGACGGCCTCCATGTCGCCTCGCGCCATCTACGGCAACTCAGTCGTTGACATCTTCGACTACCGCAACGCAAACAAGAATACGAGCACGATGTTCTACTCCGCTGAGGCCGGCTCGACAGGCCCCAGCGACACGGCGTATGTGACGTTCGGTGGTGGAGCGTGGGACTCCACAGCAGCGGTGACCTCACTCCTGCTGTACCCAGCGAACGGGTCGTCAGGGTTTCTGCGAGGCTCCTCGTTCACCCTTTACGGATTGGCGAACTCGTAATGGCCTGCTGGAACGTAATAGCAACCTCGGAACTGTCCTCTAGTGCCGCAACTATCACGATTGGCAGCATCCCCTCCAGTTACGACCACCTGTACCTGACGTTCTCCAACAGGAACGGTCGAACTGCCTACTACCAGTACCTCTCATACGAGTTCAACGGCGACAACGACTTCGACTATTCGTACACACGCATCTATTCAGTAACGGGCACCGTTTACGGCGACCACGAAGATTCTGGTGACAGTATTAGACACATCAGAGGCGACTACGCCGGGTCGAACTCGGTGTTGGCTGACACCTTCTCAACGTTCACGCTGTGGGTGCCCCACTACGCCGACACCTCAAACTTCACTTCGACTATCAGTAGATCGGTGGTGCCGAACAACAGCAGCACCTCTAGCGAGTGGGCGGTGACTCAGACCGCTGGGCTGTTTCGGGAAACGGGTGCCATCAGCCAGATCATGTTGAAGCCGGGTGCGCTCGGCGCTGAGTTCATGCAGTATTCGTCTTATACCCTCTACGGAATCAACGGAGCATCATAATCATGCCAAGGATGAAGGTCGTCAACGGTGAATACATCGAACTGACGGCAGAAGAAGAAGCAGAACTAGACGCCATGTTTGAGGCTGCGGATCTGGACCTTGGAATGGTTCGGGGTCAGCGCAACGCCACGCTGAGAGACTGCGACTGGACCCAGTTGGACGACGCACCACTCACCGACGAACAGAGGGCAGAGTGGGTGGCATACCGTCAGGATCTACGGGATCTGCCAGCGACGTACAGCCGTGTGTCTGAAGTGGTGTGGCCCACACCGCCTGAGTAATGAACACTCCCACCGACATCCGCCAAGTCAAGATCCCGACCATTGCGGTCGGACTGATCCTGTCCGTGGCGGTAATCGCTGGGACCATTACTTGGTCGTCTGCCCGCACGGTGGCTCGCATCGACCGTCTTGAGGAGTCGGTTGAAGCGATTGAAGACTCTATGGACATGAACGCCTACGCACGGGTGGAGGACATCCGCGAGTTGGAAGATCGTCTGGTCGCTATGGAAGAGATGTGTAACCGGGTGGATGAAATGGAAGCACTCGTGGCAGGCATCGCTTCCTCTGTAAGCGCCTTATTGATGGAGGCGGAGCAGGAGTGGTGGCCTGATGCCGACGATTGAGTACAAGCCGACTAGGCGCATGTTGGGACAAAATGCGCAGTCTATTGAATACGAACTTCGCAAAATACAGGAAAAACTAGACGATCTTGAAGCGCGTGTGGCCGCGCTGGAGGAATGACATGGGTATCAGGCGGGCAGCATCAGAGTTTGGATCAGCGATCAGTGACCAGCAGGTCACGGTTGATGGCACCGCACGGTCGTTGACACGCCCGACCGGCGCCATTTCAGCGATGGTTACGAATGGGGCAGAACCTATTCGGATGCGGTGGGGTACGCCTACAGCCAGCGTGGGGCACTATTTGAACCCGTATAGCGTTGTGGATCTGTATGAGGACGATATTGCTGACGTAAAGTTTATTCGGGTTTCGTCAAGCAGCACCATTGATGTTACGTACTTTGGTTAGGTGGAAAAATGCCTACAAGGATTACTCAGCGTATAGATCAAGTTCCTACTGGGGACATTACGGCGGTTACTGCTGGCGTTGCTATAAGTGGTGGTGGTACGAGCGGTGCTGTTGTGATAAATGTTGTTGTGGAGGACGACGATATTGTGATTGCGGGTCAGGTTTATAACTAATGGCTTTCCCGACCTACACTGAACGTCGCGGTACGTCTGGTCGTCGCTCGCAGGAATACGGGTACGGCCTTGACGATATTCAGCGGGCTTCTGATCGTTTGGGTCGGGAACATGCTACGCAAATGTTCAAGACGAATCAGCAGATTCGCCAGACTGCGCGTGCGTTGCCGGGTGCTTTCAACAGGCGCGGCATGTTGGATTCGGGGCAGTTCCGTAGGGGTCGGGAGATTGCTGCGGGTGAGGCGGAGATGGGTCGTTTCGGTGTTGAGTCGCGTACGGAGGCTGCGCGACGGCAGTTGGATAAGCAGCGGAACTTGTTGGAAGAGAATCTTTATGGCGGGATGGTCGATGACCAGATCGCCAATGCGATGCGCCGGTTTGCGATTGCGCAGACGCTTCAGGGATTGGTGCCGTAATGGGGAATGGCCGAGATGCCCGTCGAAATACCCACCTTGCGAGTGCCGCTTCCCAGAAAATAGACGAGGCTGTAAAGCGGGTTGCTGGCGGGTTCATGAACACGCAGAACCCCAATGTGGGTGCTGTGCAGACTGGGGTGTTGGGCGGGAGCGCTGGTGTCACAGCCCCGACGCCAACGCCTAGTTTCAACTTCGATGCTTTGGCAGCACTACAAACGCCTCAAGGGCAACAGACCCATAGGGCGGGACAAAGGCCGGGGCAGCCTGCCGCCACCTCCGCTGGGACCGCACCTAGTTTCAACTTCGATGCTTTGGAAGCACTACAAACGCCTGCTACGCCTGCTACGCCCACTCCGACCCGAGATGCTTTCAACGTCGTTGCCGATTTGGAAGCCTTGGGTCAGGTGGATTGGAGTTTCCTAGACAAGAACAAGACCACTACGCCCCCGCCGGGACCGGGGGCACCGGAACCCCCCGGTGCGGAACCCCCCGCTGCGTTTACTTGTCCTCCGGGGACGAGTGATATTGGCGAGGGTGTATGCGTGCCAAACGAGATTATTGAGGCGGCTGGGGCACCCGTGGCCCCGCCGCCGGGACCAGCAGGACCGGTTCATGTGCCGCCGCCGAATCTGGATCCAGCCAATCTGTATCGTCCAGCAGATTTGGAAAACCAGATCCGCAAGTTGATGGGTGAACTCTCTACAACCGATTACAGCCAAGACATCAGAGATATGATTGCTGGGCGGCGAACTGGTGTGACTGAGGCCGAGACTCGTCGGGGCGAGCAGATCGATGAGATCGCCCGCCAGTTGGGTTTGAATATTGATGATCTTGAAACTGGCCGTGCTGCTCAACAGAAGGCTCTGGTTGATGCTGTCGCTGGTCGCGCTTCTGGTTTGACTACTGGTATCGATGATCGTTTGGCTGCCGCCCGACAGGATTTGGGGCCGCAGGTAAGCGACGAGTTTGAGCGGACTGCCCAGTTGGTTAGTGGTTTGGGTGCTTCTCAGGCGGGGTCTTCGCAGGATGCGATGGCCCGTTTGGCTCAGGTCGCGGATATGGTCGCTGCCGAGCGTGGCGCGGCACCGGCCCAGTTGGGTGCTGAAGCGAAGTTGGCTCTTGGCGATGAGGCTTTCCGTATGCTTCAAGGCTTGGATCAGGAGCAGACGCAGCGCCTTCTGTCGGAGTCGATGCGTCAGGAAGAGTTCAATACCCGCCGGGATGAGGCGATGGTTCAGGCGTTGCTTGGCGATGTGGGTCGCCGTGAGGACTTCCTTACCCGTGAGGCAGAGCGCCTACAGGGGCAGGCGTTCCAGTCGGATGAGCAGGCGATGCAGAGGCTGTGGCAGTCGGGTGAGGCTGGCGCTCAGCGCGATTGGCAGGGCCAGCAGGCCATCGACCAGCGCGAGTGGCAGGGTAAGCAGGCTGTTGATGAGCGCGATTGGCGTGAAGGCGAGTCGGCTTTGGACCGGGCTATGCGGATTAGTGAGTCGCAGTTGGGTCGGGATCTTCAGCGCGATCAGATCGCTGAGTCTTCTCGTCAGCGCGGTTTGGATCGTAAGTTCCAGTCTGATGAGGCTAGGAAGGCGGGGGTCCGTTCTACGCAGGCGGCGACGACCGCGTACAACCGTCAGAAGCAGCAGATTTTTGATGCGCAGACGTACGAAGAGAGCGTGCGGGCGAAGCAGGAGTTGGCTGAGTCTGCTGCCGCTCAGGCGATTACGCAGGGTTCTGCTTCGGCTGCTCAAATGTTCTTGGGGATTGGTGGTGCCGAAGGCGCAGCCATGTGGGATGCGCTGCCGGAGGCGGCAAAGACCCAGATGTATAAGGACAAGGTGGCTGCCGAAGACACGCAAGGTGCCCGTTGGCAGCCGGGTTCTTACGCGAACATGGTCGGCAAGTATGGGGAGGCGAACAGCGACCATATTCTTCATGCGGAACACATGGTTATGATGCCGGAAGAGGATCACGAAGGGTATCTGAACAGTTTGATGACGACGGATGATCCGTTGCGAACCCCGGCAATGGATGCGAACGATATTCAGAAGATCAATCTGTTCCTTGCTGAGATTCAGGCCGCCAATGCTGCGCATCAGGCTGCTAATCTGGCGGCGGCACGAATGACTTTGAATGACCGATCAACGGGACAACGCGGTGGACGCCCAGATGACAAGCCCGGACCCGGAAGGCCCAATACGGCTGGCCCAATCACGGCAGGGACCGAACAACTCGCGCCGGGGCAAGACGAAGCCGGTTATTTCGGTTGGTTGGGAACGGCTGCTAGCGGTGGAACTGACATTCTGGCGGATGTAGCGAGTCGGACGCGGGGCTGGAAGTAGGGATGTGGTTACTTTCAATCCAGAAACCAGACGACGCGTCGCTTACGACGCTCTCGCTGGTGTAGGCAGCACCGCCGGTCTTCCCAAGCCGGAGATCAAACGACCGAAGGTTGCTTCTGCGCCCAAGGCGCCCGTGGCGCCAGCGGCGCCAACGACGGCGATTCAACCTATAGATATTCCTGATCCGCGCCAGCGGTTAGCGAACATCTTGAATGTGGACCCGGCGAATCTGGGCCGGGTTACGCCCGGAGTGGTTGGGCGTCCTGTTTCCGAAACGTCAACTCGTTGGGCGCAACAGGAACATATCAAGGCGAATACGCCGTGGTATGTCAACGCACTAACAAAGGGGCCTGTAGGCGGCTTTCTCAACGCAGTTCAGAAGCCTTTGGCATTTACTACGTCCGCCCTGAAGGAAACGATTGATGTTTTCACTGGCGATGACGCCAGTTGGGGCGACTTCAAGAAGCAGTACAACGACAACTATACGTTTGGTCGGATGCTTCACGACTATGACTTGCTACAGGATCGTGATAGCGGGTGGCAAAAGTTCGCTGCGGCTGCGATTGGGTTTGCGGGCGATGTCGCTTTGGATCCGCTTTCGTATCTGGGGATGGTCGGCAAGGGTGTTGGGTTCGGTGCGAAACTAGCGACTAAGGGGGCTGGTGCGGCCATTTCCCGCGAAGTAACCCGTCAGGCCGTGATGAGGAAGTTGCGTACCCTTGGCGGGGATGCGATGGAAGGCATCGGTAAGAAAATGAAGCAAGGTGATTGGCAGAGTCTTGCCGATGACCTAGCGCAATCCGCTACGGCGGGAGGCAAGAAGGGTGTTCTGGGGGATCTGGAGGATCTTGGGACTAAGGGATGGGCGTGGACGGCGAAGGTCGATGGCGCCCCTAGTCATCGGATTGTTTTCACGAACGATGAGATCGGGGAGTTCCAGCGTCTAGCCGACATTACGGGTCGCGCTCAGACGCGTGGCGCAACGTCGGTTGCGGGTGATGATCTTCGTTTCGCCGCGAAGATGATGGCTGATAGCGGTCTTGATCGGAACTTCCGGTTTGGTGCGGATGAGTTTCTTGATTCGACCGGTCGCGGGATCCGCGAGCAGGTCGTTGAAACGGGGCTGGATGAGGCCGTTGAAACGACAATCGAAAAGTTCTATAAGGCCGGGGGTCGCACGGTAGCGGATGCTGACGCCTACAGGGGGCGGCTCAAGGGGGGTACGGCGTATCAGGAGTTCACGCCGCGCAGAAACATCGGGTGGATTGATCCAGAAGATGTATCGAAGATGCGGTTGTCGTTCGGTTTGAAGGTGCCGGGAACGGGTCCGATTGGCAGGAGACTTGGTATTGCCAAGAAGATCGATGGCCTCACCCAGAAGGTGTTCAGTAAGGGCTTAGAGGCTCCGTCGGGTCTGCGGATTATGAGTTCGGAGGCTCCGGTTCTTGGCAAGTTGGTTACCGGTATTCCGCAGGGTGTTCGTAACGGCATTATTGCTCAGGCGGCTAAGGCCGCTGGGGCGAAGAAGATTCCTGACGCGTTGAGGCGCGGTGGCCTATTCCGTTTGGCGGGAAAGAAACTTCCCGATGGGTGGAATATGGGCGGCAAGATGGCCGACCTGAAAACTGCTATTAGAAACTCAACTGATGGCGTGTTCATTCAGCAGGGGAAGCGTGTTGTACACGCGATGGCTCGCGGCAAGAATGTGGGGCGGCGTGTAAAGGTTCAGATGACGGAGCGCGCCAGCGCCTATTTGGAGGAAGTCGCTGCCGCGTCTTCCGAGTTTCCTGAGATTACGCAACAGAAGTTGTACAGCGCTTTGGGCGGCAATGACGCTGCGTTTCAGGAGATTGAGGCTGTTGCGCCGGGGCTTGTGCCTGATGGCCGTCAGATGTTGGAAGACCTGCGTGAGATAGCCAACAAGGCGTCGGGCAGGGAGGGCGGTTTCTTAGGCAGAGCAGAGAACTATGTGCCGCGTGTTCTGTCTGATGATGCGCGGGCCGCTGTGGCTGCGGCCATGCGTAGGCGCGGTCGTGGGACGAGGCGTTTTGAAGATGTTGCGAGCGCGAAGGGGCCGGAACTTCGCAGGAAGTATGTGTCGAAGACGGAGTTCGACCAGAAGGTTGCCGATTACAAGAAGCAGAATCCGATGGTGCCGCATGATGAGGCTGAAGCCTTTGTACGCGGCGGCGTTGATGGGGAGTCTGGCGTCGATCACAGGTTCTGGGGCATTGATCTGGAGGAACCGAATACGCCTACGGGAATGATTGATCCTGTTACGGGTAAAGAGATTCTTACGGGTTCGGTTGAGGATCAGATCGCGGATGCGTTGATTGCGGCTGACGCCGATTATCTGCTTTTCGCTGACGATCTGGAAACGGCGTTGAAGGGTTATGTGAATCAGGTTTCTCATCGAACGGGTGAGATATATACCGAGAGCATGTTGTTCAACGAGGGGGTGTTGACGCATCGCATTACCGAGTATGTCAAGTTGCCTGACATGGCTGCCGTGGCGACGGCACGCCAGATCAGGCGTGCCCGCGAGGGGCTGCTAAACGCTCAGGCCGAGTTGATAAATGTTGTTCGGGCGAGTGCTGACGAGGGGGCTGATCTTGGGCGCCTACAGCAGCAAGAGGCGAAGTGGAGGGAGATCGCCCAGCAGAAGGCGGAAGAACTTGATCGGCTGGACGTACATCAGACCGATTTGTTGCTTCAGCACGCGGATCGTGAAACGGCTTGGCTGAAGAACCAGAGTGAGTTGGCGGAGATAGACGCCAAGATTCGTCGCGCTAATGACCAGATTTCTGAGACACCGCGCGGTGCGGAGTTGATTGCGTTGGAGCGTCAACGGGTTGAGTTGATGGATGCTGCCGCAAGTCTGGTGAAGAACGGCGACTCCATGTCCTTTGCGTGGGAAACATTGACTTCGGGCACAATCCATCTGATGAAGTTGGAGCGCGATATTGCCCGGATCTTCGGTACTCCTGAAGCCTTTGAGGCTTTTGTCGGAAATGATTTCCTGCGGCATTTGCGGGTTGAAGATATTGACGCCTCTCTTCAGGAACTAGAGGTCAACGGCAATCTTCCCGATTTCATCGGGAAGATTTTGGCGGGTCCGGGTGCTGGCAAGTGGGCCTACACCACGCCTGAAGGCAAAGTCATTGAGATGGAACAACTGTTCATGAATCTCAATGAGGTGTTGCAGCGCATGGATGACGACGGCTACGGCATGTGGCTGGGCGTTGAGGCAGAGTTGGATCCCCTGTCTGCGCTTGGCAACGAAGCAGCGAAGGTTGACTTCGCTCATCGTCGCCTTGGCCGAGAGATCGATGAAATGTCCGCTTACATTGGGCGATACGCAGAGTTGGTGCCGGAACAGTTCCCTGAGGGTTCGATACCCACACCTGAAGAGGTCGTGAAGGCCGAGCAGTACATCTTGGATGTGACCGATACCGAAGAGATGCTTTACGGTCAGGGCTTCTTAAACGTGGATGAGTTGGTGGAGTTTGACGCCGACTTGCGGTCTGCTTTGAAAACGTATTACGCGGGCAAGGACGCTCCCGTGTCACGGTTTGTTGAGAACGGGAAGGATTTGGATGGTGTTGTCACCCAGATCCGAAGAACCCTTCATCAACAGATCAGCGACGTACATGATGCGATGGATGTCATTACCCAAATGGCTGACGAGGCGGGGCAACCAGTTCGCATACGTTTCGTAACCCATAAGGGTGAAGAAATGTCTATCGGCGTCGGTGATTACGTAATGCTTGAGAAGCAGTACGAACACATGAAGCAGATCACAGGCGCCAATGGTTCGGCAGCGTCCCCGCTTCCGAACAAGGGCGCCAGTATCGATGACATCCTCAGTGGTACGCAGACGGACGGGCAGTTGGGTAGCAATCTGGGCGGCAGGTATCTTTTCGACGGCCAAGAATATTATGTAAAGCGTTACGACGACATGACCGCCGACGGGGTTGAGATGCCGCCGGGAACCGGACGCGATCGAATCACCAGCGAAGTGTTGGGTAACGCGCTGTACCGGGAGTTGGGGTTTGGTGCCCCCGACTCGTATGCGTCACGCCATTCCGACGGGTCGCTGTGGCATATCGCTCCGTGGGTAGGGGAGATAACTACCGTTGCCGAATCGGGGATCGACCCGAATATCGGGGTAATCATTACTGACGCTAACGGGATCAAGAGGTTCGGTGCGGAAAACTTTATAATGTCCGATCTCAAGCAGGGCGAAACCGTTGAGACTATTGCGGAGGCGCTTGCGAAGGGCGCAGCAGCAGACATGCTTCTCGCCAACTGGGATGTAGTCGGGATGGGTTACGACAATATTGCGCTACATCCGATTCAAGGTTTGATCCGAATAGACCAAGGTTCAACTTTCTTCTATAGGGCAATGGGTGGCCTGAAGTCAGAGTTGGGTTGGGCGCCGGGGGCGATGTCCGACATCGGCACTACGGGCGGCATGTTGGATCCGGGCATGAATAGTTGGTACGCCCCGCTGGCGCTGGCGGGCCTTGGTGACAGTCCGGCGGGAGAACTTGCCAATCAGGTACAACGGATTCTTGATTTGCGTATTGAGGCTGGCGGGATGGACGCCTTTGTTCGGCGGTCCATGCCGACGCCGCTGGAAGCACAACAGGATTTGGAGCCGTTCATCCAGTTCCTTGACGAACGGCTGGAGGCTTTGGCTAATCGGTACGGGTTGGAATACATCCCTTCGGATGATCCCGAAATGATGGCAAACGCCCTTCTGGCTAAGCGTGGTTTCTCGCAGCAGCAGATCGATGATTTCGCTGAAGCCGGTATGACGATGAACGTCTACCATTCGACCTATAGCCACAACTCTGGGGGCGCAGCGGACTGGCGTCATACGTTGAATCTAACGGGGTCGGGCGGCAAGGCTGAAGGGGGTTGGCACGATAAGCATTTACTCAACCTGACCAATAACGGCCTCTTCTATCATGGGAGTGGCGTTGGCGGGTACAACCTGCTTATTGATATGCCGCGCGGATACGACAGCATCAAGTTCTACGGCTTGGGGTGGGATGAGTCCGAGCAAGCCGCAGTTCGGGCGATAGCGGATATTTCAGCAGCAAGTAGCCCCGACGAGATTAGAGCCATAGTTCATGCCGCCGATCAGGCGGGGGTTCTAGATATGTTCGACGGCAAATCTTTTGCTGCCGGACAGCAGTACATGGATATGTTTGCTCGCGTTGCCGAACAGGATCCCAAGTTCTTTAGGCAGTTGGTAAACCTTCTTGAGAAGCATAAGCCAACGGGTGGATTCGACGCTGATGCGTCCCGATGGGGGCCGCAAGTAATAGAGCCTTTGCGTTTGGCTATGGACTTGGAGCATTTGCGTGTACCTGACAGCCTCTTCTTGAAGACCGGGGATACGGCCAAAGATGCCATCTTGGCGCAACGGATAGCGGGCGCTTCCTTCCATGACAGGTTGGAGTTCGCTGTTTACCTCTCCCAAAAGAAATCCGTTGCCGCATCTCAGGGGACCAATTTAGACATTGAGAACTTGACTGACGAATGGGTCCAGTTCCTTTGGGCCAAGGATCCATCCATGACCGGCTCAACACGAGTACAAGATATGGGCACCCAGTCGATGACCGGTACCGCCGCGTTCGGGGATCTCCTCATGGAGTTCATCAACGAGCCTTTCCAATGGAGTAGCGGAGACGCAGCGAAAGCGCAGTCTTGGCGCGCTAAACACATAGACGAAGGTGGCATCCTTGGCACCGTAGGAGGGTGGGAAGCGCCGAAATATGTGCCGGGTCCGGTGACGCCCAAGGGGGCGGATCTTCGATTCAGCAGGGAACTTCGTCAATGGAATCTCGCCCGCTTCCACAACCTGTATGCGGACTCCATGTCAGCAGACGGGTATTCCGCATCCGTTTGGTGGAATACGCAAGACACACCGTACCTAGCGGATGGGTCAAACATCGGCGGGGACGGTGTGTCAGGCTTCGCCAACTTTCAGGCTGTAAACCCGATTGCTTTCCATTCTTCGGATGTTGCGATGACGCATCGCAACATTTCACGGATTATCGAAGAGGGAGATATTCGGCCCGAGGACATGACCGAACTCCATCGTAAGAGGATGGAGTCCTTGTCTCTGGACGAGGCTGCGTCGGAGCAGCAGGCATTTGATGCGCTTGGTGCGGAAATGTCCCTTGACGAAGGGGCCATGTTTTTGGATCCCGCCGATTTGAAGAACCCGTGGCCTGAGGTTCAGGACATGCTGATTCAGGGTTCGTTCGATCATCCGTTCTTCAAGCCCAGTTACATGAAAATCTTGGATGACACCGGCTATACGTCCACTTTGGACACGGGGGCGTTGGATATAGATACAACCGGCACGCTGGAGGATTACGTCAATAGTCTTCTGGATAGCGGTCAACTGAACACAGAAGACATCATGGCTGAAGTTGAAGAAATGTACGGGTTGTGGGAGCCGGATCCGTACGACATTATTGACGCAGAACTTGAACAAATGGCGACAGGTTTCCTTGCCGGTGGCGAGACTGGAATCCCCAAGGGTGTCGCAGAGAAGTCGGCGGCTGCCGCAAAGGGTGAATACCGGTGGCTTGATTCAACAGCGTTCTTTGAGTGGTACCAAGACATTTCGACCAACGTGCCTAAAAAGTATTTGCCTGAAGGGTTGCGGGAGCCCGATTCGCTGGAAGTGCTGACCGCTCGCAGGGCGCGGCTGCTTGAAGAGCAAGATGTGCTCATCGATCGCAGCAAGGAACTGGCGGAAAGGGCAAAGAATCTTGATGTAAGGCGAATGAATGTGGACGCTGAACGCGCTTCTGCGAAGATAGATGCGGACAAGGTAAAGGGGGAGATGGAGGACTATCTGGTTAGCAGCGCCGTGGTGGAGCAGCAGGCCAAGATGGATGCCGCCTTGGAAACCATTGCGCGATTGGGGGCGCCTACAGAGGTTCCGCTAGAGAACCTGCCTGACGATTTGATCGACCTTCGGCTCTCGCTCAACGCTTTGATTGAGAACGACAGCGCGATGTTGGAGTTCGCTTTGGACGAGTTTGAGCGGGGTGCTCAGGGCTGGACGGACTTGGTGTCGCGTCTGCCAGAGCAGACGCTTGGGGATCTTCACAAGATCCCTGAGGCGGAAACGATTCTTGACAACATCTTCCGTTCAGGTATGCGCAAGTTCGGTCATCTACAGGGGAACAGCACGCTTGTTGATTCCATGAAGGCAACTGAACAATACGTTGCGCGTGGGGGTGCCGCCGGGTTTATGAATAAGTACGACAAGTTACACAACTTGTTGCGGGCCTACATGATTGCGAAGCCGGGTTTCCACGGACGCAACTTCATGTCGGGCGCCTTTATGAACCATTTGGCGGGCATGAACTGGGGTAGTTACCGGAAGTTTATGCGCGCCTATTGGAAGTGGCAGGAAGAGGAAGCGGTTGCTGCGGGCTTCCCGAAGAAGGCTGCTCGTATGCGTAAGGCAATGCGTGGCCGGATGATAAATCCAGAGAATGTTGATCCTGCCCATGTGGAGATCATTCGTGAACTGGCGCGGACAGGGAGTCTGGGTTCTGGCGCTGGTCAGGTCGCCTCCGAGTTTGTGGAGTCCACTGGTCGGGGGCTGATCGCTGAGCGGCTGGCTCCGGGATTCAAGACGGTCAAGATCGGTGGGCAGAAAGTCAACTTGATCGATGCGGCGAACCCTTTCAATACTCGTAACGCTGCCCTCGC